AAATGACCACCGAGACAGACATCTATCTCATCACCATCTCTCCAATTCATATCACCATTCATTTTAGTATGTTGCATTGCAATTTGAATCTTGTCAATGACTTCTTGTGTTAATCTCATCAAAAATTAATCTCCGATATATTAAAACTTGCTGTTATCCTTTCAACATCACTAGCAAAAGGATATACTTGATGTTGAAGATCTGCTGGAAATAAATAAATTTCTCCTTCAACTGGATATTGACGATAAAATCTATTACCAGATATCCATTCTAACATTCCTGGACACCTTGCATTTGATTCTACTGGAATGTTTATTGGTTCTTGACTGATTTCTTCAGGCACTTTAATCATAAGTACCCCACTAATCACTCCAGTATGTGAATGCAAAGGATTAAATTCATTCTTTGTCATATAATTAAACCAGAAAGAAGAAATAGCAAAACTTAAATTATTAACATTATTTTCTTCATTTTCAAATTTTACATACTCTTGTATATGTGGAGCAAGAATGTGAAATATTTCTTGACTCATACTCTCTAGAGCTCTTTGCTCCTGTATGTTTCCTGATAAATTTTCACCCCATTTAATAGAATTTCTTGTATCTTCAGATAACTCTTGCAATATTTTTAAATTACTCGAAGTAAATTTAGACTGATAAATTTGTGGACTAAATGGAAAAATAAATGTATGATCTTTTACAAATTCACCGTCCTTTATTTGATTTGCTGCAACACAATGTCTCCATTGGGTTACTTGACTAGATTCCATAACGTGTACTGTTCAGGTTTAAGTTTTAATTTTTGTATGTGCTCACATGCACGATCATATGAACTCAACCATGATTTGTTGAATGCATCTTTCTTGACTGGATGTAAGTACCAAGGCATAGTATTACCTATGTTACCATTACCATTTCCTAGTTCCCATTTAGCATCGGACTTGACTTTAGTAAAGACTGGTTTCTTATCACTCCTAGTCTTACGTGGTTTCGTTTTTGTCTTCATCATGTGTGTGATTTTTTGTCAATTTACCAGACATCTCATAGGCATCCTTGTTGCCACCATGTCCATGTGCAATACCTAGTTCATGCATTTTAGCATGTTCATCAATAGGATCACGTAAGTCTACCTTACCTGGTCCTACTGTAAGGTATAACCCATACCCCATAATAAAGAATAATAATCCTACAATAATGAATACTAAAATCATAATACTTGAATAACTCCTGTGACATCTGGAATTTCTTCCATAAGTTTACGTTCTATACCTTGCTTTAAAGTAATAGAACTCATGGCACATGAAGCACATGCACCACCAAGTCTTACTTTAACATAGTTTCCTTCTTTTGTATAGTCTGTCTCGACATACTCCAACCAACCACCATCTGCTTCAATGTATGGTAACAGTTCTTCTAAAACTGCTATTACATTATCGTCATTCAGTTCCATGGGTCTGGTATTTCTTGATACTTTCTTCCCACTCCTTCATGCTGCTCTGACAGTCTGGTGGTTCTGGGTCTTTGATTCCTTTCTTCCTCTTCCAGTCGTTGTGCATTGCTTGCATCAACCAACTTTGGGATAGACTCTTCGGTCCATTCTCCAGCAAATCTTTCTTCAATTTGCCGAGTGGCATCATTCCTGCGTATTCTTTTCGCCAATCTTCTGACATATCTAAACATCTCTCCCCCATAGGACTTGTGAAGGTACACTAGTACCATTTAAAAAGTTAGCCCAATTAATCATGTTGAAATCAATACTATTATCCCAACAAAACTGTTGCATAACTTGTAACATTTGATCCTGATCTAATTTAGTCCACCAATATTCTTCGGTCATCTTAAGACTATCTTGCTGTTCTAGTAGTTCTAGATATGCTGCTACAGGTTTCTTCATCGGATTATTCATAATTTAAATCCACTAAAAGTATTCTTATCTACATCTTGTTTGATGCTACCTATCATATATGATTCTACTTCAGTCTCTTGTGGTGCTACTTGCATACTCTTTGAGTTTAACCAATGCTCTGTCCATGGAAGAGGATTGTTATTTAATGGTACATCATATATAGGTTTCAATCCTATAGATTTCATTCTACGATTAGCAGTCCACTCAACATACTTCTGTAGTAGTTTCTCATTCAACCCTATCATACTACCATCTCTGAACAAATAGTCTGCCCACTTCTCTTCTTCATCTACACAATCCCTAAACATTTGATAAACATTCTCCTCTTCTTCCTTTGCTATCTCTTTAATGATAGGATCATCACCTTTAATCCAATTTTTTATGATGTTTAAAGTGACAGTCATGTGTTGTGACTCATCTCGTGCAATTAAACCGATAATTTTTGCGTTCCCTTCCATCAATTTTAGTTCACCAAAGGCAAAACTACAGGCAAATGATACGTAAAAACGTATTGCCTCTAGAATATACACATTAACAACTGCCAAATATAATTTTCTCTTTAGATCTTTCTCATACCATTGTGAATTTGGATGCTCTTTCCATCCTTCTTTCCAATTATTACTCTGACCCCATTCATTTGCTACGTTAATAAATTCATCGTATGCTTTCGTAACACTCTCTGCTCTTTCTAAAATCTTTTCATCTCCAAGTATAGTATCAAGAACTTCTGTTGGATCTGAATATACATTCTTAATAATATATGTGTAAGACCTACTATGAATCATCTCCATAGTCTGCCATATATTCATACAACCTTCTAGTTCAGGTAGAGAAACATAAGGAGCAAATGCCATACCAGGTGCACGACCTTGTACACTATCCAACATGATCTGATACTTCAAGTTGGAAGTAAAGATATGTTTTTGTTCTGGACGTAACGTATGATAGTCAGCACGATCTTTCTGAAGTGATACCTCTTCAGGTCTCCAGAAATATCCTAACATCTGTTGTGTTAACTTATCAAATACTGGATACTTAAACTCATCATATCTTTGGACTCCTAATGGAGCACCAAAGAACATAGGTTGTTTAATAGTATCAACAGTATTTGTATTGAATACTGTCATCCCTTTCACATCAGATTTTGCAGCTTTCACAGTCTTCCTCCTCCATAGTAAGAATATCTTCCAATAAATTTGCTACTGCTTGTTTCTTTTCATCATCCATATCATCCGTCTTCGCATCATAAGTATTCTGATAGTAACTTGTCTTCCATCCATACTTATAAGTTGTTAATAAATCCTGTGCCATTACACTGACAGGAACTTCAGCATTTTCATAATGCTCTGGGTTGTAACTCCAATTACCACTGATTGCTTGATCAAAGAACTTCTGCATTACTGCTACCACTCTAACATATCCAGCATTACCAGACATGTCCCAGAGTAACGTGTAGTTATTCTTTAATGACTGATAGGATGGAACAATCTGCTTAAGAGGTCCCTTCTTTGATTTCTTAACGGACAGGTATGCTCTAGGTGGTTCGATTCCATTTGTTGCATTTGACACAACGGAACTGCTCTCCGATGGCATTTGTGCAGACAATGTTGAGTGCCGTAACCCATGGGTTCGTATGTCCTCCCGAAGAGACTCCCAATCACATAGTAAGTCATTCCTTACAATCTCATCTACATCCTTCTTATATGTATCTATAGGCAGGATACCATCAGCATATTTTGTACGTTCATATCCATCACACTTACCTTTTTCTTTAGCAATTTGATTAGATGACTTAAGTAGATAGTATTGAAATGCTTCTGTTAATTCATGAACTAACTTTGGTGCTGTACCATCATCATAATGCTCACCATTTCTTGCAAGATAATGTGCTAGTCCTATGAAACCTACACCTAATGATCTACGTGCTAATGTAGATCTTTCTGCTGCTTCAACTGGATAGTTCTGATAGTCAATTAATTCTTCTAGACCTCTAACAGATAGGTCACACAATTCTTCTAACTCTTCTAGTTTATATACCTTACCTACATTGATAGCAGATAGTATACACAATGCTATCTCACCTTCACCATCGATATGTTGGATAGGTGTAGTAGGTAAAGTAATCTCTTGACACAAGTTACTCATACTCACCTTGTCTTTAAAAGATGAGTGTGAGTTACAATGGTCAATGTTCATTATATAAATTCTACCTGTCTCTGCTCGCTCCTTAAGGAGATCGAGGATAAGTTCTTGTCCTCCAACTGTAGTTCTGGGGATGGATTTATCACTCTCATAGCGAGTATAAAGGTCATCAAACTCACTGGTCCCAAAACTCTCATAAAGGTTAGGAACATCATGAGGCGAAAATAAGGAGATTTCTTTATTATCGATAAACCTTTGGTAAAATAATTCACTTAACTGGATGCTGTAGTCGAGTTTTCTGACTCGGTTGTCTTCTGTTCCTTTGTTGTTTTTGAGGACGAGGATGTCTCTGATTTCTTTGTGCCAGATAGGAAAGTGGACAGTTGCTGATCCACCACGGATGCCATTTTGAGTACAGCATCTGACAGTTGATTCAAATTTTTTGAGGAAGGGGACCACACCTGTGTGTTGTACTTCGCCGCCACGGATTCTACTGTTGATCCCTCTGATTCTCCCTGCGTTAATACCGATACCAGCCCTCTGTGCGACATATTTGCCAATAGCCATATCAGAACTAAAGATACTGTCGAGGGTGTCATCACTATCAACCAGAACACAAGATGCAAATTGACGAATTGGGGTCCGTACCCCCGCCATGATCGGCGTGGGGATGTTGATTCGGTGCTTTGAGATTGCGTCATAGTATTTTTTTACGTAAGTTAATCTATTAGATAAAGAGTATTCAGCAAACAATGTCAATGAAATCATCATGTACATGTACTGTGGTGTCTCAAAGACCTCACCAGTACTTCTATCTTGTACCAGATATTTATCTACCACTTGGCGTAAACCAGCATATGTAAACAAATAGTCACGTTCATGATCAATGTACTTATTTAAAATGTCCCATTCTTCTTCAGTGTACTTGTCTAATATCTCTTCATCATATACTTTATTAATTGTCGCATTATATACTACCACATCATACAAATGAGGCATACCCTTGGTCCATATATCTTTATGAAATGCTTGCTTTCTTGTACCAAACAATAGTAGTCTTGCTGCTACGAACTGATAGTTTGGGTTGTCTAATGTGATTAAATCATTAGCAGATCTTACCAAGATCTCTTGTATATCATTTGTCTCGATGCCATCATAGAATTGTAATCCAGAATTCATTTCAACTGCTGATGCAGAGACCCCTGCAAGACCCCTGCAAGCGTCTTCTACCATTCTATGAACTTTCTCCAAGTTAAGAGGTTCTGTGTCACCTGTCCTCTTTAAAACACTAATGCCGTTGCTCATACTTTTTTCCAGATGTTTAATTTTATTTGTGCTTCCAGACCCTTGTAGGTATTTGATTCTACTATAGATTGAACGTTATGTCCAGCGAGTACCATATCATTTATATCTTTCTCGACTATATTTGATGGCCAAATCACAACAGCTTGCTCGGAGGAGACAGTAGTCGCAACGTGCTTGACGATTTCGGGGTTTCTTGGTTCGTTATCATATACCCACACAGGGCTGCCAATCCCGACACTAGAAAGATGAACGTCACTTCCGCACATAGCAATCGAATTGCGAAGGAAGGTCGAGTCGAACGGTCCTTCTGTGACGTATACTGGTCGTAGTCGATTGACCCTTTCGAGTCCATATATTTTGGGTTGATTTTCATCTATTAGTATAGTAATATATCTCATTTTTGGTTGAACTGCCAAGGATCTACCTTGGAATCCAAACAATTTATTATCCTCTGTATACAAAGGTATAATAATACGTGGTTCATCTCCACGCATATCATTATAGGTATGCTTATAGGAGTTAGTCCACTCTTTGAACTTCGGACAGAAGTAGAAAAGGTCTGGGTTAACCTTTCTATTTTCTAGATACTTTCGGGCAGGATGTGATATATTTAGATCAGATACTTTCTCCAATTCTATCGGTTTATCCTTCTTTTTAAAAACTGGTTTAGAGTCTGGTATCACTAGATCTGGTGTCTGTGATCCTCTTCCAGTAAGACCAGCACTGTATCTCTCCATGATATACTGATCATAGAGTATCTTATTCTGATCCTTTAGAAAATTAGTAAATGTTCTACCCATGCCACAGTTGTGACATTTGTATACGTAATCATTCTTAACTAGGAATATATAACCCCTTGCCTTACTCTTTTTCTTTTGACTATCCCCACAATAAGGACACCTAAAATTATACAGGTTTGCTTTCTTCTTCTTAAATAATTGCAAAGAAGTAGAAGCAAGACCTATGTATTTCTGATCAATATAACTCATAGTCCAGTTGTCCTGAACATTATTATATCAAATTACCTTGTTTGTGTCAACGTGGCAGGTACAGATACAAAATTGGTCATGAGTTTTTGACCTGGTACACTAACTAGGAAAGTTATTATACCTATTGCACCAAACATACTCCACATCTTCTTCTCCATTATCCGAAGACGATCATCTACCTTGCGAATATCTCTCTCACATCCCTTCTTAATGTCTGAAGTCGAACGGTTAAGTTCCCTATGAAGCGATTCCACTTTCTCGAATAATACCGCATCGATCCTATCCTGTTTGTCTAGTTTTTCGTTATGGACAGCAAGAAGTTGCCCCATTTTAACGGAGTTTTCTTGAAGGGTTTCTACCACCTTTTCCAAGCGTTCTAGAATAGCAGCATTAACACCTTCAGCCATTTCTATTTGCTGGAACTACGAATAGCAAAATCAAGAGCACTCTGATAAGTAGAGGCATCTTTGTTTAGTAGATACTGAAACTGGTTCTTGTGTGTATCATCTAGTTGACCATAGCAAGCAGCAATTCTCTTGGCAGAGAAGTTATCAAGGTTCTGTTCTGTTCCATCATCAAATTTAATCTTTGCAAATCCATGCTCTCCTGCTGGATTCAGTTCTGATGTTGCTACTTCCATAGCAACTTTAATAACGTCATCATATGTTGCAGTATTTTCTACCATAATTTCACCTTCAGTTGGTTCATAAGAATTTTTTTGTGTTGTGGATCCTGCTTTCTTGGTCTGATCCGATGCTTTCTTTTTAAAGTCAGCCATACGTGCTCTCATGAGTACGTTCATTTCATCAGACTTATCTTGCATACCTTTCTTTGCTTCAGCTCTCTTCTTCTGAAGTCCTTTTGATCTCTTAAGCTTCTTCATCTGGTGAATTTGCTTTTGAGCACGTTCTGTTTCAGTAGGTGCCTTCTCTACAATAGGTTCAATAGATTCTATATCAACCCTTGCGTCGAAGCCTGCAGGAATAATAGTTTCTTCTTTCTTCATCTTTCTTTTGTTAATACGAGAGAGCATAGTTTTAGCACCCTTTGTGCGTCCATCTACCTTATCATTATTTTTTTTATATTTACGATGTGATTTGCTATTTACAAACACAAACGCTGGTGGCAGTGCTAGTCCAGAACCATCACCTGCCATCATTTCATTTATATTTGATTCAGTTGCTTCAGACATTCTTTATCAATATCCTTATTCAGGGAATCGGGTAAACGGTTTAATGCCAGCATGAATGCTTTCAGTGCTGGCCAGTGCGTTGCCTCTATCTTATAAAAAAGTAGAGGTGTAGCAGCGTCATCAAAAACATTATACATCACGATAATATGATTTAAAATCAGATGCGTCTTCAACTCATTGTGAGTTTCATAACGACGAAATAATCTTTTGATATACTTAATCTTATTTAGATCCTTTTCAAAATCCTCATAAGTAACAGAGTTTGGATTATCATAATTTTTAATCGCAAACATGACCCAGTTATTGGGATTCAACTCATCAAAATTCATCTACATATTAAGTAACTGTAAGTGTTGCAGCATCGGATATTACTTCAGTAGCACCCTGTGATGTACCAACTCTGCATCGGTACGCATTGCCATTGTCTCCAGCAACAACTGCTGCAGTCTCGTAAGACGCACTAGTTGCACCTGAAATGTCAACGTTGTTAACCTGCCACTGATATGTAGCTGATCCTGCTCCAGTAACTGTAGTTGCAACTGTAAATGTTGCTGTGTTGGATTCATTTGCTTCAACACTAGCATTTTGTGGTTGAGTATCAATTGCTACTGAAGATGCTGCATCTCCTGCAATTGTATCATCTGCTTGTGTTTCAGTTGTATCTGGATCAGCAATAGTGACCAGCAATTCTGCCTTATGACGTGTGTTTCCACCTGAATCGGTGAAGGTATAGTATGACCACCAACCAGGAGCATTAATGCCACGAGCTTTATTCTGCTCTAGTGCTGCTTCTGTATTATCAACAAAGACTACAGTCTTCGCTTGTGATGAGTTATCAAGACCAATTCCAGCTTTGGATTTATTGGTATTGCTATCAGTTCTTCCGTATAAAGACATGGTATCTCCAACAATTACTCTGTGCTAACAATTATTTATACTGCTCTCAAACTCATGAATAATACTTCACTGCAGCATCATAGTAGTCACCTATATTATGATCTGCGACCCCATCAAATTTAGTATCATTCTCATCATCTAGTTTAATAACTGGATGAGTGTGTACATAGCCAGCGAGCCAAGGAGGAGTCCCAGGCACAATATCATCGCCATGAACAAACCGAAGATGTTCAAGATCTTTAATCCTCTTTCTTAACTTACGTCCACCTGGTCTAGGAGATCCAGCAGTTACAAGTGCAACATTCTTATTACCTGACTCCCATAATAAGTCTGCAATTAATGTTGCGGTAGCTCCACCAAGAGAGTGACCTGCAATAACAAGTTTCCTCTCTGGATTCAATCCCTCGTATGCTACCACTAGTTCTGCTAGTGTCCTGTTAGCATTGTTCTTGAATCCTCTGTGACAATCGTCACGTTTAATAAGAAACTTCAGATTGGTTACCCAGTCTGTAGTCTCATTAGTTCCTTCTACAGCAAGAATAGTATAATTTGAAATCTTCCTGCTAACCAAATAATCTTGACTATGAGGATACACATCCCTGCAACACTTAAGTGCCTCAAGGATTACCTCCTTTGGTAACGTCATTTTAAAATAGCAACTGTCGCTATTTAGTATGTTTTTTTAACAGGCTTATCATCTTTTTGAGATTTTATAGCCTTTAGTAAATATTTCTTATTCTTTTTCTTATTCCCTTTGTCTTCGGCACCGTCTTTGATATCAGGCATTATCTCAACGCTTGCCTTTTCCTCATTCTTCACACAGTTATCAACTGTCTTACCACCTTTCTGTTTAGTACCACGTTGACTATATCCTTTCCAACAAGCCTTACCATCTAAACCTTTTTTCTTTCCTTCAGTCTTGAGCGTAGACTCTTCCGAACAAGACTTTTCTACTTTTTTGCTTTTGCTTTCTTGATTGCCTTGTCTTTAGAACCAAAGTACTCATCCTTACCACTCTCTACCTTACCGTCTCCATCATAGTCCTTTGCTGCTTTCTTCTCTTGTAATCTTTTACTATACTCAAAGAGTCTCTTTGCAGTACTTTCTTTTTTCTCTTTTAAATCTGATAGTTTAACACCACGTACATGGTACTTTGCTTCAGTTAATTCACCAAGAGTTTCTAATGCTTTGTTAACTATATCCCACTGTTCATCAATTTTATCCTCATTTGTCTTCTCAACTTCTTCTGCAGCAACCTTGGTTACGTCTCTAATAGCAGCACCATGAGACTGCTTAACACCAGCACCAATACGTAAATTTACAGCAGGATCAGGTGCTCCAGCATTTGCTTTTGGATCTTTGATTGTGAAGTTATCTTCACCACCTTTCTTCTGTAGTTCAGGTATAGATGATGACTCATCCTTCTCCACTGCAGGAACCTTACCAATAGGAGTATCAAATTCTCCACCACCTTCACCACTACCTTGCTTCTGCTCGGCAGGAATTCCATCCTCTTCGAGAGCAATTGGTTCGGACTGTTGGAAACCTGTTCCACCCATCCATTGGGAGTACGATTCGATCAGTGCTTTCGAATACTCATCATTGTGTTGAACACTGTTGACTGGTTTTTGCCTTTCCATGTGTGAAGATAGTACTTTTTCTGTCTTTATTTATACTCTCATGGTAATTGATAAGTCTAATATCCTTTATCCATGCACGAAACATCTCTCCATGCTCTGAAATAGCAATGACATAATTACCACCCTTCCTTTTTATAACTCCTTTGTCTCCAGTATTAGAGTTCATTATATGATCACCTTCAGAGAAAACTTCAGTCTGTCTAACCTGTTGACGAAGTGCTTGTTCTCTTATCTTTTTAAAATTTTTCATATTATCCTGGTTTTGAATCGTGCCATTCTTCAGACCCACCTAACTGCTCGGATCCCCCTACTGCAAATGGATTATACTTTGCTGTAGCAATTCTATATGCTTTCTCATGCATGGTCACTACCTCTTCAGCACTCTTCTCATATTCAGGTGTATACTCATGTCTTGATTGATAGTTATCTGCTATCTCCTCTTCAGGTCTTGGGTTATCGTCAAACCAATGATCATATGGAATTGGTTCTTTCTTCTCACTCTTATCTAGATAAGAAGGAGTAAAAGGATCTTCTGTTAGATCAAAAAATCTAGACAAACGTTTAAGGTTTGTCTCTACAATTTTTTTTGGTAATAATTTATTAATAAAACTCATGATACTCATTTGAATTTCGCAGGTAATCGTTGCTTAATTTCTTCCATTAGAGCTTTGCAATCTGAATCTTTTAATGCTGTTGGAATACCCTTCCTAAAAGTTTTAAAGTCACCAGCAAATGCTGCTCTTCTCATTTTGGTTCCTGATATAGCAAACGTGTCACCGTCAGCATCTCTCGAACCAGATGATTGTATTTCAATTTTCCTAAAGTGAAAGTCCTTACCCTCACCATTGTATTTATGGAGGAATCCCATAGCGTTAACCCTATCAGATCCTACAAGAAACACCACTTCATCATACCCTGCCATCATTAAGTCTTGCATGATAGAAACAGGATCTCTTGGTCCACTAAAGATATGTCCCTTGTGTTCAGGGAACATTTTAAGCATGTAATTATACTTTATATCTGGTGGTAATGGGTTATTTCCTTTGGTATCTACACTTTGTGAAATATAAATTCGATAGTCATGACCAGCAGCAGCACGTTTAACACCAGAAAAATTATCCTTATGCCCTGTGGTAGGTGGTTGGAACCTACCAAAAGTAAAGTAAACTTTTTTACAGATTAAGTGTGCCATTACCAGTCCTTTGATACTGTGAAATTATTATATGAAAATTCCAAACGATTAACAAACTTAATCATGTCACCATCTTTATGCATAACATACCCTTCAGGTCCAGTTATCTTATAACCCTTTTCAGTCTTTACAAATGTTTTAAACTGTTCTAGTTTATCTAATTTATCTATGACCATCTGCTTAACTATCTGTATCTCTTTGTATAAAGACAGCATTGCTTTAAACTTTGCAGCATTATCCATAAGATAATTCTCACTATCATATACTAACTTCCTCTTTTCTGCTTTAGTTTTAGGAGTCTTGATAGCATCAAGCATCCTCC